CGGCGGCGCCGCCGCGAACGGGTCCGCCAGCGCCGCCTGGGCGGGTCTGCGGCCATCCTGCCGGAGGGCTACTCATTTGCGGCATGACCCACTAGTTGCAGGGTGATGCCGGGGGGCAGGCCCTGCCCCGACACGGTGAGTTGTTGGTTGCCGACGAAGGCGCCGGCCGGGTTGAGATACAGGGGATTGGGCGAGACGGACAGGGCGCGCGGGGGCAGCGTCGGAACGGCGGTCGGTCGGGGGGTGACGGTCGCGGTCGGTTGGGGCGTCACCGTGGGAACGCGTGGCGCCGTGGGCGTCGGCACGGTGAGAGCATGCGCCGTGCCCGTCAGAGCGGCCACACTGAGGAGCACGGCCCCGGCCACGATCACGCCGCGCGCATACCCTCTCATACCATTGCCCCTTCTCGTGTCCGCTCCTGTCTACCGCCCGCGCCCGCGTCAGGGCCGTCCACGATACTTTTCACGGCCTGCCACACGTCGTTCCCATGCGCCGCCGTCGCCGCGTCCCGCGCGTCCCGCTCATCTTTGTGCGACTTGAACAACTCGATGTCATACGGGGCCAGCTCGATGTCCACGCGTCCGCGGCGCCGCTCACTGGCGCGCTCGCTCCTGATAACCACGAACGCCTGGGCGTGCTTGCCCCGGATCGTTTTAAGTCCCCCTAACTGCTCCACCTCGCGCGTCGTCAATCGGAGCGTGCGGCCCATCCAACCCAGGCCCGCGTCCTGCCCCTGGCGCTCGTCACTGACGTTGAACAGGATCACGACCGGGATGGCCCCGAACAGTTTGGCCGCCTTGGGGTTGTCGATCATATCCGAGAGATTCTGCGTCGAGAAGATGACCCTCCTATTGAGGTGGCGTGAGGTGCGGCCGACCCGCTCCAGGTACTCCGGGTCGGCGTCGATCACGGCCCAGCCCTCGTCGATCACGAGGCACTCCATCACCGCGCGCCCGTCGGGGCGGCGTTTCCCCGCGTGCCGCGCCGCCCGCCACTCCTCCAGCGCCTCCACAATGTAGAAGCCGGGGACCGTCGCGTCGCCCAACAGGGATGTGTCGAACACGAGGAACGGGTTGGCGAGGTCGATCCACGGCGAGGTGGGATGGTCGGCCAGCGAGGCGTAGTCGCCCGCGCCCGTGTAGTCGGACAGGCCCGCCACGAGGTTGTCGCGCTCCAGCGCCCGCGTGGGGTCCAGGTCCAGCGCCCGCAAGCGCTCGATCAACAAACCCTCGCGCGGGGCCGTCTCCCGCTCCTTGGTCTCACGGATCGCCTGCCCCAACGCCTGCGCCTGCCACCACGACAGCGAGGCTGACGGGTCGGCCTGCCGCAGAATGGCGCGGTGGAAGCGCACCAGGGCGCGCGTGTCCATGAAGTCCCACGGGTTGATGCACGGTGTCCGGTCGAGGCCCTGGCGCCGGTCGAGCGGGGTCACATAGGCCCCGTCCAGAAAGGCGCACAGCGGCGCGTAGCTGCCCGAGGAGTCCGACACGAACACGCTGTTGCCCTCCAGGTACGACTGTAGAGACATCTCAAGGGCAAGCAGCGTCTTGCCCGAACCGGGCGTGCCCACGATGGCGACCTGCTGCGTGGCGATGTCGGGGGCGTCCAAGTCGAGCAGGAATTGTTCGCGCTTGTCGGGCGTCCGCCCTAGCGGCATCCCCGTCTCATGCCCCGGCGACAGCCGACTGAACGGGAAACAACGGCCCACCGTCCCCGTCAGCGCGCGGTACGTGTGGCCAGAGTCGGTGATGACGGGCAGCGTGGCCATGCGTAAGCGGGTCTGGTCGCCCACACCCCACCCGACGACGCAGCGGGCCGCCCGCAGCGCCGCCGCGCCCCGCGCCACGGCCGCCGGCAGCGCCCCGCGCGTGGGGGCGGTCACCGTCAAATACACGCCGACGCGGTGGACCTTGACGCTGGGGTCGGCCATCTCATCGATCACGCGGCGGTACTCCCGTTGCGCCGCGCCCATCTGGACCGAGGACGCGCCGGTCGCCTGGAGCCGATCGTCGTTGATGCCCGCGATGTAGGTCTGCAACCCGTCCAGGCGGCGCGTCTCGCCGTCCGGGTCCAGGCCCGTGATGTCGATGGAGACACGCGACTGAAAGGGCAGGCCCGCCAACCGCGCCACCCACCCCGGCATGGTCTGGTCGGGCAGGCGCAGGGCGTACAGCGTGCGCTCCCAGTGGCCATCCGCCGTCCCGGCGCCGTCGACACCAGGGACGTAGAGAGCGTCCACATACTCGGTGGGGTCGGGGGCCGTGCCGTCCAGGCCGTGCGCGTGCAGGAGCGCGCGGGTCGCGTCGCCGTCGAGGACGGTGTAGTCCAGGCCCATCGCTTCTACTCTATCGCCCACCTCCTCGACCGTGGCGCGGAAGGCGTCGCGGCGGGCTATCCCTGAGACGAGGCGCGTCAGGTTCAGGGCTTCATGCTCGCCGACCAGGACGTAGAACGCCGTGCGCGCCACACGGGCGTCCGAAAGTTTGGCTTTCATCCACGAGCGGCGCCGGTCGGTGTACTCCACTTGCCGTAGGGAGCGTGGGCGCTGCCGCGCCGCCAACCGCGCCAGTTCGTCCCGCGCCGCCACACTCCTGTTGTCGATCAGGAGGCGCAAACGCTGCCCCGGCGCTAGGAGGTTGGCGACCTCACCCAGCAGGTCGGCCAACCGCTCCTGGTCGCGGTCGTCGCGCCCGTGCAGGTTGATCGGCGCGACGGAGAGGACGGCGTACAGCATCGCGCTCTAGCCCTCCCACTCCACGACGCCCGCGTCATCGGCCACGGGGATCGCAGACGCAACTGGCCGCTTCAATTGTGCGCGCGCCATCCGCACAATACGGCGGCGCGCGTGGCGGCCCAGTTGGCGCGCGTAGGGCTCTTTACGGCCCGCCATCAGCAGGATCAGCGCCCCCCCCACGACCACGGCGGCTATGATGCCCACCGAGAGCGCAAAGATGCCCAGCAGGGGCAGCGTGACCCATAACGCAATAGCCCCTGCAAGGAGGCCGACCAGCGCGCCCGCGCATTGCGCCAGCGACAACTGGTCGACATAACGGTACTTGCCAAGGGGGCGCGCTGGTTCATCGAGCCAGCGCGCCGTCTGATGCGTCAAGGCCATCGGTCCTGCGCCCTTTCCCTAGCCGTGGATGCGCGTGTGCAGGTAGGCCTGGGCCGGCCCCGCCACGATGATGAGGAGGATGAGGGCCACGAGGCCGGTAATGACGACGCCCGCCCCTGACTTATGCCGTGTCGCCATCAGGATCACGCCCGCTAGGAGCACGACCGTGACGATCGTGCCACCGACCACCTCCAGCGCCTTCGCAAGATCCGAAAAAACGCCGCCCAATCCAAATAAGTCGCTCATTGTCCTACACCCTTCTCTCTGTCTCGCCTGTTCCCGCTCCGACCATCCACCCATCGCCCGTCACCGGAGCCATCCACCCCGCGTCGAGGCGCGTGTCCACCCCTTCCACTGCCGGCGCATCCGTCATCCTCTCCCCTTCTCTCTCTACCCTCTCCATCACTTCCGGCACGGCCTGAGCAGACCGCTGCGCCTCTTTCCGCGACGGCGGGGCATCAGCCGTGCTCTCCGTCACGACGCGCCGCGACAGACGACGCTCCTCAAAATAGGGGCGCGAGTATGTCAACGTCGGCGCGGTGTCACGCGGGCACACGAGGCGCACCGCGCGCGGCAGGTGCCGGATCTGCAACTCCGTCAGTAAGGGGCGCGCGACGATCTCAGGGGCCGCCACACGCCGCCGCGTCTTGCCTGTTTTGGCGTCCGTTCCCACCGCCGTCTTTTCAACGCGCACACTCCGTTCGCCCAACCGCTCGGCGAACCGCTGGGCATCCTCCGGCAACATGCCGCCCATGCCGATCCACGTCCCACATCCCGCCTCGATCCCCGCTTTCCCCGCTTTCCCATAGCGCAGCAATTGGTCGAGGTACTGCACGATGATAAGCTGTGCCACGCCCGCGCCGCGGAGCGTGTTCAACCCTTGCGGCAATGAGGGAATAACGGCGCCCGACCCCGCCTCGTCGAAAATGCAGAGCAGATCGCGTTCGATCTCCGCGCCGGCCGCGTAGTCGCCCACCTTGGCAAACAGCAGCGCCACGATGCCTGCCGTCAACGGGAGGACCATCTCTTGCGTCGCGGTTGGCAGTTGATAGAACACCGCCAGAGGCTTCCCCGTGCGCGTCAGTAGGCGGTCCAAGTCCAGGTCATGGCCCTCCACGAACCGGCGCATGGACGGCTCCTTGAACGCCGCGCCACGCGTCTTGATCGAGGTGCGCTGGCGGTCGAACGTCCCCTGCGGCCCCGTCATCAAGCGATGCCACGTCGCCGCGCCCGCGCCCTCGTCGTCAGCCTCTTTCAGCAGGGCGTACACCGCGTCGGGGTCGCCGTCCAGCGTCCGAAACACGAGGGGCAGGGTGGCGTCGTCGCCGTGCCGCCCGCGCAAGGCGAGGATCGCCGCCCCGACGATCTGTCGCGTCCAGCCCTCATGCACCTCGTCGGACGTGCCCCCAACACCGCTCTCGGTATTCGCCAGCCACGCCGACAGGAAGGTCTCAATCCAGCGCGCCGACGTACACCAATGCAGGGGGTTGATACGTCCGCGGTCAAGGAACGGGTGCAACTCCAGGACCTCGTACCCCACGCGCCGCAGTCGCGCCGCGCACGTGCGGGCGACCTCGCCCTTGGGGTCCCACGCGAAGATCGAGGGCGCGTCGGCGCGGGCCGTCCCCATGTCAAGGAGGGCCGCGATGAGGTCGCTACTTTTGCCCGCGCCGGGCGGAGCCACGATCAGCATGTTCTCGCGGGCCAACCGCCGCGGCATCCGCAAATCCTTCCCCTTTGTCGTGACACGCCCTTTCGCCGTCACCCCGCACGGTTGCCCGAGCCTGATGGGAAGCGTCGTCGTCGGCCGTCGGTAGGTCACGAGCTCGCGTTCCGTCGCCCAGTGCGCGCCCTCCAGCAACTCCGTCTCGCGCACGTCAACTTTTTCGTCGGTGCTGGAGCGTCGCACGGCCACCGCGCCGATCATCACCAGAAGCCCTAGGAGCGCCGCGCTGCCCCCGTAGAGGGGAACAGCGCCAGCCATCACCACATCGCCCCGTAGACGCGTCCACGTTCGTGTAGCAAGGACAGTGTCCTGGTGCAGCGTTGGCGCGTCTAGCGGGAGGGTCAGAGCATGGGCCGCGCGCTGCACGATAGGCGTCACACGCTCCACGGTCGGGGCGCAGACATAGGCCCCCGCGCCCAGCGTGGCCAGTCCCGCCGTCGCTACCGCTAGACGCGCTTTCATCGCCGCCCCCACCGTCGTTTCGACTTTTTCGCTTGTGTCTCCGCGTCTCGTTCCGCGTCCCGGCCGACCGCCGTCACGATCTGCAACTGCCGCGAGACCACCTCCAACTGCCGCGAGACCACCGTCAGCCCCTCCAGCAGCCGCGCCGGCAGCCCACGCAGATCATCCTCGTTCCCTTGTTCACGTGCCGTGCTCTGAGGTAACCGCGCGGCCAGCGCGTCCGCAATGCGCTCCACGTCGCCGGCTGGCAGGCCAACGACCACCGGCGCGGGCATTGGCCGCACCCCACCCGACAAGCCCGCTTCCGCGTACTCCGTCAGCAGCGCCGAGCGATCCATCTTGCGCCGCGCCGTCTCCGTCTCCAGCCGGTCGATCAGCGCCACCGACAGGGAGATGTTGACGGCCCGCTTCTCCGCGCGCTCAGGACGCTCACCACCGGGCCGGTCCGCTTTGCTGGCTACCATGCGTGCGCATCCTTTCCGATGCCCACGGCCACACGCCCCTGACCACACGTATCCACACGACCTCTGCCCAAGTTCCCAGACGCCCCTCTGTGTGCATGGAAACGGCCCACACGGCCACACGTCAGTGGGGCGCGCATCCACATCCCCGCGCGCATTACAGCGCCCCTACGGCGGCGTGCAAATCGTGCGCGAGATGCGCCACGGCCACGAGGTAGGCGGCGTGCGCGGCAAGGCTGTAGTGGTCGGAGACGACGACGGCGCACCCCACGAGGATCAGGCCGACCGCTATCTTTTCGCGCAAGGGCGCCCCGCTTGGGAAGCGCACGCCCGGCGGCAGGATATGCCAGTGGCCGCCCGGCACGAGGAGCGGCAAACGCAGGATGGGCAGCCAGCGTAACGCCACAACGGGGATGCCGTCGGTCGTCATGGCGTCCTCGGCAAGATGGAGTAAGTAGCCACCAGCGAACGCCGTGAGCGCCATGTGCGCCCACCACACGGGGTGCAGGCCGTAGACGCCCCCGTAGGCCAGCAGCGCCCACAACGGTAGCCAGTGCGTCGTGGTACGGTGATTGTCAGGCCCACCCGAGATCAGCGCGGCGAACCACCGCAGAGGTCGCAGGATGATCGTGCGATTGACGAACTTTGTGGCGATCGACTTGGGCGTGTCGAGGTCAGGAGCAAGGGCGGCGCACGCGGCGATGACGGCACAAGGCAGCGCCATGGCGGGCCACGGCGACACCGCGCCGTAGGTCGCGCCGACGATCGCCCCTGTTAGCCTGTGCGCCGTCCCCTTCATCGCTGTTCGCCCTCTCGTATCCATTGACGGTGATGCGGCGTTACGGGTAGCCCGAAGGCGTCCCCGCATCGCTGTTGATTCATGATACCCTATAAAGCAACGTTTAGCAACGCCAAACAGGACGCCGCGCCGCCTATAGTTGCTAGACGTGATGTAGCAGGAGGGCAGCGGCGCGCATGGATAGAAGGAGGCGAGACTTGATCTACACCGAACGCATGATGGTACGCTTGACGGCCGATGAGAAGGCGGCGCTCCAGGAAGCAGCCGACGCCGAACATCTGACTTCCCTTGCGGTTGTAGCGCGTAAGGCTATCGTAGAGTGGTTAGAGCAACGTGGCCTGAAGACTAGCAAGCGCGACGGGTAACACAAAGAGAGGGGTGGGCGCGACGTGCGCCCACCCCTAACGCCGCCCAAACAATCGCCGTTTAGGCGGCACAACGCCTATCTCACGCCTCCGTTGCTCTAACTGTGTGCGGGTGAACGTCGTACACGCGCCACATAACTTCCAGCAGAGCCACGCGCCGAATGGCGGCTTGGTATCCGTGAATATCCCGCGCGACACAAATGGGTTGCCCGTGTCGCACGCCTCCCTGCCGCAGACATCGCAGTACTCAACGGTGGACATTCATCACCTCTTCCCATACCGCGTTTGATGACGCGGCACGGGTACGTCCCCCTGAACAACGGCCCTAGCATCCTCCAACGTATCCTCCGTCGTCAGCAAAGCAAGCGTGCCGTCCGAGCGGTCTCCGACACTGACCCACGCTTGGTACCGCTGTCGGCGCAACAGCCCCACGTGCACCGGCCGCACGAGGCCCATGGGGACCATCTCCATGCGCGGCGCGTGGGTGTACAGCACCCATCGGTCGCGCCCCTCCTCAATCCAATCACCCTTAGCGTCCGTCATCACGCGCATCTCCCCTTGCTCCTGATACGGGGCGCCCTCTGTCGTCAAAGGTGATGTTGCGGGTCCTCACAGTCGGAATCGCCCCAGTCTTCGCAAATGCCTTAACCGCTGCCCGCACCACCGCCGTATAGGACAGCCCTCGTTCCTTAGCGACGCCCCGCAACATCTCAGCCTCGTCAGGCGCGAAGCGCACCGTCACGGTCGCGCTCAACGCATGCTTTGCGCGGGGCGCGTCCCTCTCCTCTGCCTCACCCCAATCGTTCATGACTCGCCTCCGCAATGATCGTCTCAACCGGCGTCAGCGCCACCAATTCTATCTCTTCCCCGCAGACCAACTCGGGAAAGTCGGGGTCACAATAACGGCCGATGAAAAGGCTACGGTTGCAGTCGCACGCGTAGTTGCCCTCACGGTATTGATAATCGGCCATGTGGGCGTCCTCGAACATCTCCTCGTAGGAGTACGTCACACCCTTGTAGCGCAGATAGACGCGCACCGCGTAGATGTACGGGACTCTCTCAAAGATCATGCGTGACACCTCCCCGCGTGCTCCCTCGGCAACCCGCACAGCGACGTAACCCGCGACTCAGGATCACGCGTTTTTCGCAGGCACAATCCCACGTCGGCTGTTGTGTCCGCCCGTATCTCACGTGGTGGCCAGCAACCCGCGTGGTGCTCCTCCACCACACGGTAGCTCGTGATGATGGTGTACGTATGTTGCTCGTAGCCCACACGCACATCGCTATAGCCCTTGCCCACGAGATAGGCCGCCCACTCCGCGACCCGATCCCGCGCCTCTCTCGCTTTCACATCAGCCTCAGCCATCACGAGGACCCTTATCCATATCCAAGACCGTCTCATCGTCGTCGATCTCAATACGCGTCCCGCACCCTATGCCTATCTGAACCACGCTCCTGGCGTCCTGAGCGGTCACGACGAGGTACTGGTACAGCGGGATGAACGAAATGCGCCTCTCATGCAGACGCTCATGAACGCGCATGATCGTGTCCATGCTCTCGGCGCGAAAGTGCAGACCCGTCAACGGCTCGGGACATTGCGACAACAGCATCAGCGCACCGCTCCCGCCAGCCGCTTCCCGGCCGCGCACGCTTTCTCGCTGGTTAGGAAGTAGCCGCTGTGCCCCTGCAACGCGGCGAACGCGCACCCCCGCCGCAAACACCCCGCGCTCTCGCCGCCGGCTCCGTCGCGCCACGGGCCGAGGCGATGCTTGAGGGCTTCGGCCCGCTTCTCAGCATCGTCCTTCGTGAGCATCATGGCCTACCCCCTTCCGCTTACGCCAGAGGGGACGGATGGCAAACAGTCCATCCGTCCCCTTCAATGCATGCCCATCGTCCTCTAGATAAGCGGTGGTACGCGGTTCTTGCTCTGTGCTGGTAACCTCGCGTTCAGCTCATCGATCATCTTCTGGCCCATCCCCCGCCACAGGGGAACATTATGCGTCTTGGCGAGAAGCCCCCCCGCCCGCGTCAACAGGGCGGGGGTGTACACCCGCATCCGGTCCGTAAACACCGCAGGATCGACCGAGCGCCCGATGCGGCCCGCTTGCATACCCACGCCGGCGGTTGCGCGCAGCAGATAGGTCGTGCCGTTCCCCGGCTGGCCTTTCCACGGACCCATGATAAGGTCAAGCGTCTCAGCCAGGGGCGCAACCGTAAAGCTTTGCCCACGCCCCTCCGAACAAAGCGCGCGCGCTGTATCGACTGCCGCAATCGCGTCGGCCGCGCGCCCTCCATTGTTGAGGTAGTCGATCACGAAACCATGCGCCTCGATCGTGGCTTTTATCGCGCAGGTGTCCTCGTCCTCGGCGACCGCCAATGCACGGAACTTATCGCCGGGACTCACCCCCAGCGTCGCCCAATTCAGTTCAATGAAATAGCGAGCCTCTTGCATGCGCGATAAGTGATACAGGCGCGCCGGGATATGTGTATACCCCGTTCGGCGCGCCGCCTCCATCCGATGTCCACCGTCGAAGCAATAGAGCATGCCATCCGGACGCGCGTTCACGGCAACCGTTCCGCCAAAGGACACATCGTAGGGCATCAGCGCCGCTATTTTCTGGTTGCTGATCGGCCGCTGATAGCCGTCCGGTCCATCATCCACTCCAACGCTGTCCAGCGACGCCAAGATCTCCTCAAAGCCCAGTACCGGATTGCTCAAAGGAACGATCATCTCCGTGCTTTCCGACTGCGCGATCATAGGATCGCCCTCCTCTCATCGTGGTTCATGGTCGTATCGGTTCCGAATAGAGCGCCGGACGCGCCGTCGAACAGGGTATCGTCGCCGGCCACCTCGTCAACGGCCTCATCGTGAGCGGCATAGGTGGGAATCGGCTTGAGTAAACGCCGCGCGGGGTCCTGCAACTTTTTGTTGTAGGCCTCGATCATGTCATTGAGCGCCCACTGCTCCGCTGAATAGCCGTGCGCGCGACTACGCTGATGGGCCGTAATGGCGACCTCGCCAGGGTTTATCGCCGCCCCGACGACGCGCACGAAACGCGCGCGGTTCAGCGCGGCGCCGCGCGCGGTCGTTAAGAGGCTGTCAAGCGCCTTGAGGATAACGCTCTGCCCACCACCCGGCGTATCAGGCCACGTCTCCCGCGCCAGGGAAAGGACACGCGCGAGCCTCTCCCGCCCCTGCGCCCCATCAGTGGCGCGCACGCGATAGATCCTGAGCGCCGTCGATACTGCGCGGAACGACTCAGGGCCATCAGTGTTTCGATCATAGGCGATAACAAAACCGCTCGCGGAAATCAAGGCGTCTACGGCAACAATAGCGGGGTCATCGGCCGCGATCAAGGTCGCCTTGAACCGCCTGAGCGCCTTTACCTTGGTGCCCGCATTTAACTTTACATAGCCACGCGCCTCGACGCGTTGGCGTCCGCGCTCGACGTAGCAGTACGCCACCTCATACCCAAGCGCCCGCAAGGCATCCAGTCGATGCTGCCCATCGACCACCCATAAACTCCCATCGTCGCGCTCACTCACGCGCAATGGCCCCGCGATGTCCACATTGAAACGCGCGGCGAGCCGTGCCACGATAGCGGGTTCCTTGGCGCGTTGATACGCCTCATCAACGCGCAGATCGGCCACGGGAACCCACCGCACATCCCAGGGGATAACCGGCTTGCCCCTGGATCCGGCCATGCTAACGGCTACCATCTCGTGCCCCCTCCGTGCTATCCATCCCTTTGTCCTGCCGCACCTCGCGACACAGACGCAGCAGCGTCTTTGTGGTCATGTTCTCCAGCAGTCCGAACTCCAGCAGCGCCTCCAACGCGCGCCACGGCAAGGCGCGCAAGGAACGATACACGGTGGCCTCATACCGCGCGCGCTCATCGATGGTCAACTTGCCCATGCGCGCGCGATGCAACGGCTCACCCGTGCGGGGTTGCCGCGGCGTCGGAGGCGCCGCGTTCCGCGCAACGGTCTGTGCGGTCATGGAAGGTCGCTCGTCAACGGGCGCGCGGGCAATCACCGTCGCCTGGGGCATCGTGATTGTCCCCGCGCGCAACTCCTCAAACGCGGCGGGCGCGTTCTTCTTGACGCGGGTAGCATCCGACACATACCGTGGGCTCACCCCCACCATGCTCCCCGCTTGATCGCGCGCTTGCCCAAGATAAGGCAAAAATGCCTTATCTTCGTCGGCACGCATCTCGCCCGCGTCCTCAACGTCCATAGACCCCTCCCCAACACTGGCGCGGAAGCCGCCGCGCCCCCCCTGCGCCTTACGCTCCAGGGCTTCTTCCCGCAAAAGAGGGAGCAGGTCAACCGCGACCGCTGCCTTCTGCGGCGGCGTCAAATCACGACGGCGCATGTTCTCGGACACGGAGAAGGCGACGAGCGACCCCTCACCGTCCCACTCCTGATACCGTGGCGCGATACCCGCCGCACGGCAGGCCCGATAGCGATTGCGCCCATCGACGATCTTCCCTTCATGGAGCACAACAGCATGGCGCAGCCCATGGACGCGAATATCCTCGACAAGAGCCTCAAAGCCTTCGCCTTCCAGCAAAGGGAACAGATTGGCGACCGGATGGAACTCCCGTTCCTCTACATCAACATTCTCCGCTTCTCTCTCCTCAATCACGTCAGATCCCTCTCTGTACCACGCATGCGTTGCGTCCCCGCCCCACGCCCCGCTAACTCCGCCAAATACTGCCGCAGCGCGAACGTGATCTCCCGCGCCATAGAGCGGTCGTGCGCCTGGGCCATCCCGCGCATCGCCTCGACCACTTCCACCGGCACCCGCACCGTCACTTTTTCCGTCGCCACATCCTCGCCTCTCCTGTCTTTATCCGTGCATCGAACATTCAGTACATCCAATGAACATTGTACGACACCAGACAGCGGAGCGCTAGCGAAAATATCCGCTGGCGCTCGTTTCGCTTGTTGCGCTCATATTCGCAGCCCCGCCCGCCGCAACTGCGCCCGCGCGTTCCACAGCGCCCGTGCATCGCCCAAGCGCACCCCCGTCACCGTCGCCATGCCGTCCGGCCGCCGCCACCACAAGTGGCCGTTGCGCGTCGGCTCGACCGTCCAGCCTTGCGCGCGGGCCTGGGCGATCCAGCGGTCAAGGTCCAACGTCAGGCCCTCTCGCGCGTTCCAACGTCCATCTCTATACGGTCCATGAACGCGTGGTATGCGGCACGCACCCACCGCGCATCGGCCAGCGCGCCGTGCTCGTCAGCGCCATGCGCGGGCAGCGTGACGCCGCAATAGAGCGTGTCCAGCGTCTGAATGTCGTTGATGTGGTAGGGCCAACCAGACGGCCAATCGGCCATATCCCCGAACAGCCACGACAGGGCCACATAGTCGAAAGCGGTTGCGTCGCCCCAAAACTCAGGGCGACCGTCGTAGGCTGATATGAACCCGTACACGGCGTCGCGCAGCTCCTCCTGAGAGCGCCACGGACAATCGGCCGCACACCGAACGCGCGCCTTTCGCTCGCCGCCTCCATCGTAGGTGTGCCACGAGGGTTGTGTGAGCAGAGAGAGATTGGGCTGATACGGGCAGGCCACGAGGTGTGGGAGCACCTGAGCGCGCACGAACGCGTCGGCGAGCGCGAAATCCGCCTGGGCATGCTGCGCGTACATCTCGCGCTCATCCTCGGCCACGATGCCGATCGAGAGCAGGCTGATTGACCGGCCCATCTCGGCCGGTGGAACGATGAACTCCGTGTCAATGTAAAATCGCATCATGCCCTCCTGATACCCACGATACGTGTCGTCGCTCGGTCAACCTCGCGGGCGTACCGTCGCTCAAGATCGGCGTCTCCCATGGCCCGCGTGCGTGCCTCGACGGTCAACTCAGCTAGGCGTCGGCCGAACGTCGCCACCTCGACCGCCACGGCTTTCTCGAACGGCCGCCGGCGCTTAAACGGGTTACGCATCGCTCCTACCCCCTCCCCTTCGCGATGCGCCGGTTGACCTCAGCCAACACATGCGCAATGGCGTTGTCCCATCCGTCCGTGAACCCCTCGTTGAACGCGCGGCCCCGGTCGTCGAGGAACGATGCAAGGACCGCCGTCGCCTCCTCTTCCTCAACCGTGTTGGCGCCGCTATCCGCCATCAGCCAGTCATGCAGGCCAAGGAGCGCGGCCGACCCATCAGGCACGATCATGCGCCCTCGCCATGCAGAATCGCCAACACCTTGTCGGCCCATTCCCGATCCTGGTCTTTCTCGGCCTCGGTCAGCGCGGCATAGGGCGTGTCGCACTGCCGCCGCCACCGCTCACTCGTCTCAGGCGTGAGATGGTCAAGCAGAAAGCGCGTCCAGTGCGCCCACTGCTCGTGTTCGAGCGCCGCCAGCGCCTCGCGCTCGTTTGTCGAGACGCCGCACCGCCGCTTGACGCCCTCGGTGTCGATCATGAGCGATGTCAGCAACTCTCCCTCACCCGTGTCGGACGCCCGAACCGCGCCGCACGCACACCGTGCGACCCAGAGCGGGCTCTCGCTGATGACCGCTTTGTCCATCCACGCGCCAAGCGGGTGTCCGTTGTCCCGTGCGATCTCGTGCGCTTCTGTCCGTCTCATGCCGCCCCCTCTTCCACGTACCGCTCAATCGTCACGTCGATCCCCGGCCGCGTCTTGTCGATGCGCTTGTCCACCACCATCCGCCTAACGCGCAGGTCGTTCCACATCGCGTACACCGTGCGCCCCTTGCGGGTCCGGGCCGGCGTGTCGGGATGCACGCGGCCCAGATACGTCGCCAGAAGATCGAGCGTGAGTTTTATGTACGAATCGGCGTCATAGCGATCCTCCGGTATCGTCACTGTCAGACACGCCGTGACAAGATCGGTCGGCCGCAGCGTGGGGATATTTTGCGCCACGAGGCTGTAGCCCTCCTGAATAGCCCATACTTTAATCGCCGCCGTCTTGCCGATCGTCGCGCCCATATGGCCGTCCGCACGCTTTATCAACAGCGGCCGGTAAGCATGATTAACCCCCTGAACGGGCAGCATGATATGCCCGCTCCACGGTAGCGAATCAGCCGCGGACACGTTGGCCCGTAACGCCGCCATCGCTAGTCCTCCTTCCTTCACTGACGCACGGTGGCAAGCGCGTTCTCCAGCACATCATGATCACGCACGTAGACCACTTCTAACCGCATCCACGTCCGCCGCGCCGCCCACGCGCGCCACTCGGCCCGCTGACGCCGCCACTGCCGAAGCTGCTCCGGCAGCAACACCAAAAAACTCAGCATCCCTCAGTCCCCCGCGCCTCTATCTCTACCTCGACCACCGGGGCCACCAGGAGCCGCATGACGGCGCGGCACGCGGAGCGCGCGGCCGGCCCCACAAACGCCCCGCTGTCATCGTCCAGGCTGAACGTCACCCGCGCATAACATGTCCGGCACTCTGCGACCTGATAGTGCCCCTCTGGCCATACGCGGCGCTCTACCCACGGCCCCAGGTCGTGCCCCACCGCCCGCGCCCACTGCTCCGCCTCATCGCGCGTCATCAGACCCCCTCTCCCTCTCTCTTGGTCGGCGTGTCTGGCCCCTCTACCGCGACACCCCGCATCGACAGGGATCGATAGCCTTCCCAATGCCGACACAACTGATGGGCCGCGACCCAGGCATCGTAAGCGTGTCCCATCGCCACGCACCCGACGCACCGGCAGCGCCCCGACTCAGCCAGCGTCGCGCTGTGGAAAACCGTGTCACCGCGCAGCGCGTGGGCCGCGTCACCCAGGCGCGCCGCGCATCCGAGCATGGCGTAGGCCCGGTCAATCCGCTCCTGAATCTCCTCCGGCGTCATCGGTCCCCCTCTCCCTCTCTCGTCGTCGGCGTGTCTGGCCCCTCTACCACGACGCCCCGCATCGACAGAGATCGATAGCCTTCCCAATGCCGACGCAGCTGATGGGCCGCGACCCACGCATCGTAGGCGTGCTCCATCGCCACGCAGGCCACGGTGGTTTACCCTTCAGGGGCGGGAGCCCACACCTGCTGTGAGCCACGGACGCCTCAAAAGTGGTATAATAAGGGTGCGCGATTAGGCACACCAGCGATGGTGAAACGGCTTCCAGCGCAGCGGGGAACGGGGTCTTTTTGATGCCCGGTCCCCTCTTTGTCCGGGTGACTCCGGACGGGCCGGTCCAGAGTAGCGGAAGCCGATCCTCGTGAGGGGCGACTGGACATCAGATCACCCGGCCCCATCCCGAAAGGGATGCTCTCTGGTTCGCCAGAGGGGAAGCCCGAAAGCCAGCTAATGGGGTTGGTGAGTGAGGGCAAGCCCACCCGATGACAGCGGGGGGTAGGTGACAACAGGTCATGGCCGTTATCCGCGCCGAGTTTTTCAGCCTCATCGCGCGTCATTGTCCTGGCCTCCACTTCTCGCGGCATCGCGTCCGGCTCAGGCCGGGGCAGCGCCAGGCCGTGCAGGTCAATCGTGCCATCGTCATCGAACGCCTGATCGTAGCCCGCCACACGCAGCTTGTCAGCGATCTCCTCGTAGCAGCGCGGTGATACGGTCAGTAGCACGTATGTATAGCTCATCTGATAGCCCCCGGCCCGACGAGATCATCCAGGCCGAGGATGCCGATGTAGGCCTTGAACGTATCGGTAGCGAGCGTCCGCGCCAGGCGCGCCGCGAGCGAGCGGCCCAGCCTATCAGCGCCCGCGTCCAACGCGTCCGCCAACACCCGCGCTACTTCGTCGGGGTGTTTCGCCGCCACCTTGATAAGTACGTCCCGTTCTTCCCGCGTCATCCCCGCACCTCTCTAAGCGCCTTATCACCGCGCACACCGCCCACGCACACCGCACACTGGCCGTCCTCCGGGAAGCCGCGCGGGAACCAGAGCCAGCCGCCACGGTTACCCAGCACGCGGCTCCGCACGGCCCACAGGGGCGCGTGACAGTGGGGACAGTAGCGCACCGTCCGCCGCTCTTCACGTTCCGTCATTGCTGACTCCGCATCGCGACATCAACCGGAGTCGAGTGGGGCTGACATGTCCCTGTGAGCGCCAGCCCGGAGGGGTACCACGGCTGGCCCTCCTGGTAGACGCAGGCGTTTTGCCCGCACGCTTGGCAGAAGGCGATGGCGTACATCGCGCCCGGACCGCGGTACATCCACCTACCCATCCGATGACCGAGCGCGGTGGCCCGCCGCATCGCCTCGTCCCGCGTCATGCTGCCTGTCTCCTCGTCCCGCGCGGGCACGACAGCCGCCATCTGTCGTGCGAGCCTATCGGTGGCCGCTTGTATGTCGGCTAGCGTGTCGGTCGGCAACGGCCGCCCCACATTCTCTTGACGCAGGCGATACGCGGCGTCCGGTTGCGTCTCCGGTTCCACGCCGAACACGTCCCGATACAGCGCGCGCATCGCCTCCATGTCCTCATCGTAGAATCGGTTCTGTCCTGGCATCCCTAGTCCTCCCCTCCACGTGCCCGCGTCACCAGGAGCCACGCTACAGCCCCGCTGTGCGGCAGGAGCCATTCTAGTCCCACCAGCGTCCAGAAACGCCGCACACGCCGTCTCCCGTGCTCCCAGGCCCTTCTGTCGATGAGTATACGTGTTGTTCGTCAAACGAACTCCCTTCGCGCACTAGTAGGCGCGGGCGTACGCGGTGTCGCGCCCCAGTTCCCGTAACAGATCGCGCCGCCGCCAGTACGCCTGCTCCCGCGTCTCATGGTCGGCGCGCGCGGTGATAACCGTTTGGGGCGCGCGCGTCTCCACGATCCGCGCGGGGCGCGTCGGCGGGGTTGGTCTGTGCGCGACCACACGGCCCGGCACGGGCGTCACGCGCAGCGCCGCCACCTCCTCCCGGATCTGCGCCACGGCTGTCATCACGGCCGGGTCGCCCGCGCCGTCGTCGGCCGCGAGGAGGGCCGTCGTGATACGCTCCACGCCGTGCATGACCGTCGAGTGGTCGCGCTGGAGGTGGCCGCCGATCTCGCTGTAGGTCAGGCCATAGTCGCGGCGCAGGAGGTAGCACGCCACCTGCCGCGCCTCGGACACCTCCCGGCCGCGCCCTGGACACGTCAGCGCGGCGGCGTCTAGGCGGTAGTAGGCGGTCACGGCGGCGATGACGGCGCGCGCCCGCGCCCGCACGGCGCGGGGCGTGGCGACCGGCAGGCGCGTCGGTCCGGGGTCTGGGTCGGCCCGGAGCACCGCCACGCGCGCTGCGTGGTCTTCGGCGCGGGCGGCCAGAGCGGCGTCACGCGCGGCCATGCTCCGGGCGTGATACATCCGGGCGCGCCGCGCGTTGTCAACATTGTGGCAGACGCGGCACTGCCGACCGATGACCCCCTTGATCCACAGCACCAGGTCGCCCACGATGGGCGTGCCGCACGTGCGGCACGGAGCCCCCTCGGTGCGCGCCTGCTCCGGCGTCCGATGTACGCGAAGCTCTACGGCGACGTTCGTTCTCATCACAATCCCGCCCTCCCGGCGCAACTCCACCACGCCGCGTATCCCCGGTAAATGAGCCATGCCGCGACGTGCGCTTGCGCGTCGTAACTGTCGATCCCCCGATATTCGGGGTCAAAGGTTGACAGGTTTGGCGCAAGGGTCGGGTCGGCGTTGAGCATCGCTTCCCCTTGCGCGAACGATCCGGGCAAAAACTGGAGCACCCCGTGCGCGCCGCTCACCGCGTTGTACGCGTTTGGGTCGCCGCCACTCTCGCACCACGCCAGCGCCTCCATCGACGCCGCCGGGATACCGTAGGCCGCCGCCCACGCGTCGAGCGAGGGGGCCACAAGGTCAGCCGCGTGCGCCGTGCTTCGCATCGGGGCCAGCAGCAGCGCGCCCACCAGCAATCCGGCCGCGATGGCGCGGTGATGCCGGCGGGTGTACGTGTGCGCGCGGCGATAGAGCACGCGGTCTCCGGGGCGATGGGGACGGCTCATTGCCCGCACTCGTGCCTGACGGCGCTGCCCGGATACCATTGGGATTGGCGCGGTCCATCTACGAACACAAAGACCATGGCGCCACACGCGGGGATCACGCAACGCGCAACAGATTGAGTGACGGTTGTATTTTTCTCGGTCGTCCATGGGCTCAGTTTGTGCCCCAACGCGTGTGCTTTATCTTCGGCTTCATAGCGCGTCATCACCGCCGCTTCCCTATTAGATTTGTGTTGTGTCATGTGCCTACCTTCCCTTTCCACGACATGCATCCCGGCCATTTCAACCGTAGGTCCGTCCCCGGGCCGCCCGTATTCCGCATCAGGTCGCACTTGTTGTAGCTCCGCGCCCCGCCGCCCCGACGAAAGCGGTGCTGGCAATTCCCACATGTCGCGCCCTCAATGCCGCACAGGGGCAGGTTGGTCAGGGGGTGGCGGTCGTGCGCGAGGCGGCGCGCGTGACGCTGTTGCATGGTCTCGCGGCCCAGGGGCGCGAGGACGGGCATCGTCCGCGTGTCGCCAAAGAGGTCGGTTTGTGGGGTCATGACGCCGCCCCCATAAGCGCGCCCAACACGTCCTCATCGAAGAGTGTCGGCTGCATCCCGGCCGCCTCCTGGTCGCGCAGGAACCGCACGCCCTGTTTGAAGTAGGCTGGCTTGAGTTCCCCGCCGACGAAGCACCGCCCCATTTTGAGCGCCGTCACTCCTGTACTCGCGATGCCGGCGAATGGGTCGGCCACAATGTCGCCGGGGTTGCTCCACAATTCGACGACGCGCTCAATGACCCTGAGTTGGAGCGGGCATATGTGCTTCTCGTCGCGGTCCTCGCGCGCCAGCTGGACGTTGAGCACGTCCGTGCGCGCGATATCGAACCACACCGGGGACGCGTACCGCTGCCACACGTCCAACGGAAACCCCTCGCGCGTGTGCGTCACCGGATCGACAAGCGCCTCCTCGGCCTCTGTTTTCGGCCACTTGCGGAACACCACGAGGTACTCGGGCATGCCCTGACGGCTGAACGAGGCGTCCGCGCGGATCTGTTTGTAGAGCAGGCCATGCGCCTTAGTGCGCTGCATCTCGTGGACGGGATCGGTCCAGACGACGACCTCGGAGTGGTACTGCCAGCCCGCCTCCGTGTAGCGGCGGATAATCTCGCCCCGGAAGTCGCGCAGCCCGGCCGCGCCGTCGCGCCCTTTGTAATTGACGAGTTGTTTGCAGTGGACCGCCGCCAGCCGCCCCGGCACGGTCGCGCGGTACAGTTCCCGGATGAGGTGGTCGTAGTGCTGGAAAAACTCGGCGTCGTCGGCGCTGTTGCCGCAGTCGCGTTCGGACTCTGAGTAGATGTACAACTGCGAAAACGGCGGAGAGCTCACGCTGAGGTGAATGGAGTTGTCCGGCAACGCGCCGAATATCTCAATGGAGTCGCCGTTGTAGAGCGCGGCGCGCTCCGTCACGTATTGGTCGAGCACGTTCATGCGACGCTCCTGAGCCAGCCAGGAACGCGGAGCGGCTCCTGGGGGCGATAGGCGGTGAGAGTGAGGTCGGTGGTATCCCGGTCGCGGACGCCGGCCATGGCGCGGGTCAGGCTGTCCATCATGAGTTCGTGTGCCGCCATCTTGCGTTCGACCGCGGCCTTGACGGCCCCCTCGGTCGACGCGGCGATGATGTGCAGATCGACGGCGTGCGCTTGGCCGAAGCGGTGGAAGCGCCCGGTCAGTTGGTGCAGGGCCTCGAACGAGTACGAGAGGCCCACCACGGCGGTCTGATGGCAGTGCTGCCAGTTAAGACCTTTCCCAGCGACGCTCGCCTTGGTCAGGATCACGCGCGCCGATCCATCCGAGAACGCGCCCAGCCTAGCCTCTTTGGCGGCGATGCTGTCGGAGCCGCGCACCTCCAGCGCGTCGGGGAGCAGCGCCGTCACGGCGTCGGCCTCATAGTTCGTGTTGACCCACACCGCCCACGGCCCGGGCGTGCCGTTAACAAGCGCGGCGGCGACGGCCGCGCGCGCCGGGGCCGTGCGGCGCATCTCGGCGTGGATCGCCGTGGCGCTCAGGTCGGGGATGCGGAACAGATGGTCACCGCGGTCGGCCGTCACATCGACCTCGACCGTGTGCTGGTGGATCGTGAGCGGCGGCAGGATGTAGCCGTCGTCACTGTAGTCCCCGAGGTCGGACGGCCGCCGCAGCGCCACCGCCCACGACGTGACCCAGCGCCAGAAATCGGCCTCGGCATGCCCCTTCAAGCGATATACACCCGTCGCGTTGGTGTCGTTGATAAACCAGCGCGAGAGCATCTCGGGCGCGGGCATGACCCCTAGGAACTCGGAGTGATTGCCCAACTCCATGTGATCGTTCGGGGCGGGCGTCGCCGTGCAGCACAGCCGGTACGGCGTTGCCGCGAACGCGTCCACCAGCCGCCGCTTGACGATGCCCATGTAATCCCGGAGACAAGCTGATTCATCAAGCACGACGCCAGCGAAGCGGGCCGCATCGAAATGTTCCACCATCTCATAATTCGTGACGTTGACGCCGGGGCGCACGTCCTCCTGGGAGCGGCAGACCGTCACCGTGCGGCCGAACTTGAGGCCCTCACGCCGCGTCTGTTGCGCCACGGCGAGCGGCGCTAGGATCAACACGTCGCCGCCCGTGTGGAGGTGGACGTGATGTGCCCATTCGATCTGCATGGGGGTCTTGCCGAGGCCGACGGCGGCGAAGATCGCCGCGCGCCCGCGCTTGAGGGACCACTCCGTGATCGCACGTTGGAACGGGAAGAGCGCCGGGTTGAGGGCGGCGGGATCGACTGCGAAGCCCATTGGCCGCGCCTCGATCCGCTTGGAGGCGAGGAACGTCTGGTAGTCGCTCACTCCTCCACCTCCAACCCCAACCCCTTGAGCAGCGTCAACCCCGCCTCGGTCACGGCGTAGCGCGTCGCCGCGTTCCCGCTCGGTGAGAGGCCATCCTCGCCCACCGGGGCCACGTACCCCTGGCTCACCAGCGCCCCCCTACGGGGCCGTACCGCGTCCATGCTCATGTGTGCCCCCTCCGCGATCTGAAAGTCCGTGACCGGCCCCGTAAGGGCCACGTAGCGCAGCGCCCGCACCCACTGGACGCCCGCCTTGGGGGTCGCTTTCTCGGCCGCCTGGCGCGACGTGGCGGGATGGTCTTTCCCTGTCTTGACCGACCGCGCCGCTACGTGCGGCAGGTCGTCAAAGGAGAACTGCCGCCCCTCCGCTACCTGTGGTTGCATGCTCATATCCTCGCTCCTTCCTCGCGCGCCGGTTTCTTGACCAGCAACAGCTTGAGCGCCGCTTCCTCCGCGAAGGCATCGCCCTCCTCGTGCGCCACCCGCGCGCACAAATCGCGGTACGCGACCACCAGCGCCTTGAGCGCCACCCGCGCGCCCATCCCGCGACACGCCGCGTCCTCGCCTCGTAGCGCGGCCGAGAGGTACGCACGAGCCTGCTGATCGGTCACGGGTTGTGTATGGAGACCGTCGGCCACGCCCCGTTTCATCAGCGGGTATAACCGCGCCACCGCGTCACGTGGCGTCACGCCCGCGCTCCCATCCGTCGCCTGCCTGTCCACCATGCTCGTCATTGCTCTTCCTCTCTCTCTTGCCTAGAAATCGTAGGTGTGCGCGTCCGCAGCGACGGCGAAGTCGGGCACGGATGGCGCCCCCGCGACGGCGGGCGACGCAGACGCGGACGGCGGGCTCCCGGCCTGGGGCGCGCTGGAGAACCGTGTCAGGGCGGGCGTCCACTCCAGTTGCACTGTCCCGGTCGGCCCGTTGCGCTGCTTAGCGACGATGGCCTCGGCGCGCGTCTCCACGTCCGGCTGTTTGGTGTAGTAGTGCTCGCGGTACAGAAAGATCACCACATCGCTCTCGCGCTCCACGTTGCCGCTCTCCGAGAGGTCGGCCATGCCCGGCCGATGCTCGGCGCGCGCCTCGACGGCGCGGTTGACTTGCGAGAGGGCCACCACGGGCACGTCCAACTCGCGCGCCATCGTCTTGAGGTCGGCCGCGATCGCCGCGACCTCCTGCACGCGGCTCTCCTGGCCGCCGCCCGTCACGCGCTGGAGGTAATCGACCATGACCAACCCCAACCCGTCGCGCTCCTGGACGCGGGCGGCGAGGCGCGCCATCTCGCCCACGGTGGCGCGCGGCCGATCATAAATCGCGCAGCGCCCGATGTAGCCCTTGAGGCGCTCGGCGCCCGCGCACAGCGCGCGATGATAGGGCGAGGACGGGTCGGCCCGCCACACGTCCGGCAGCGGCACGCCCGTCTCGATCGACAGCATCCGCATCACCAGCTGCTTGCGTGGCATCTCCAGGCTGAACAGGACGACCGACGCGCCCCCCAGCGCCGCCGTGCGCGCCATACCGATCATCCAACTCGAATTGTGTGTCACGGTAAAGTCGCCCAATAAGAACCGACCATCACCGTCAAGCGTAAAGCCGTGGTACGTTCCGCAGCCGATAGGTTCAACCGTGAAGCCTGTCCGTAGGACACTGCGGTTCTTGCGACGGACAGGCATCTTGAGAACACGGCAGGGGATCACCGATAGATCACCACTGATGAAGATCCGCCAGTACGTTCCCTCAAAGCCGAGAGCCTTGATACGAGCGATTTTGGGACGGGCGTAGGCGGCAAAGCCAAGGCTCCGGCACAAATAGAGCATGTCGTCCTTGAGCGCGGTGTCTTTCGTGGTGAAATCGATGCACCCACCGCAGACATAGCCATCCGTATCCACCAGACCCGCCAGGAGGTCGAGACGCGCTTGCCTGCTCGTGTAGAGATATTCCGGCGCGATCCTCTTCTCCATTGCTTCGTTCAATAGGCGACGGATGCCCCGCGTAGCCAAACTTGGCCCAAGCCTCGACCATCGACGGTTATCTGACCAGCGAAAGCCGATCGTCGTCGTATTTTTTTGCGGGACTGGTGTCAGCGTGCAATCACATCCGAGCGATGGCGCGATCTCCTGGCAGTACGCGGCAATGACTGGTTCTTTGTTGGTGATCTGCGCCTTGGCGCGTGTGCCATCGCCGAGCCACAGCCCGGCAAGATACGGCGGCAAGAGCGTCTGCCGCTCCGGGAAATCCACGCCGACCCGGAACATTTTGAGTTTGGTGTGGTCGTGCTTAATGCGCGGGTCAACGTATTCGTTCAGCGGGATGTCGATAATCTCCCCACGGTTTTTGCCGCGATGGCTGACCAGCGACAGGATGTGGACGCTATTACACACCCAGGGATCGCCTTTGCGCGGCACAATGCGGTACATCTCATCCTCACCCGTCGACGTTGAAAGCACGGTGCGGGGCGTGTTGTCAGGCCCCATCACCTTCTCGCCCGGCCGTACCGTCTCCACGGCGCGTACCGTCCCGTCGAACATCAAGACCGGAGTGCCAGGCCCCAGGCACTTGCCCATCGCCGGCCGTCCCGCCAGGATCACGAGGTCCGACGGCCGGACGCCGCCCAGCAGCAGCGTGTCGAGGTCACGCAGACCCGTGGAGAGGCCCATGGGGCGCTCCGCGAGGGGCGTCGCCATGTCGCGCAGCCACTCGTCCACGGCGTCGCCCAGCGACACCATGTCGCCGTCGCCCGTGTCGGCCACCGCCGCCGCTAGGAGCGTCCGCGCCCGCTCCTGTGCCTCACCCGTCGGTGTCGCGCTGTCCAGCGCCGCCCGCCGCACGTCCAGACCCGCGCCGACGAGACGCCGCCGCCGGCCGAGGTCGCGCACGATCGCCAGGTACGACGCGATGTGCGCGGCGTCAGGTAGATCCGTGACCATGGCGCGCAGTTGGTGCGCCCCCTCGTAGCCCGCCAGCCGCTCGCGCCCCGCCTCGGCCGCGACCGTCACTACGTCGATGTCCGCGCCCCGCGCCCACATGCGACAGATGAGACCGTAGACTTCTTCGTGCAGCGAGTCCGCAAAGTCGTCGTAGCGCAGCGTTGCCTCGATGTCGGAGAGGCGACGCGGCTCGGCCAACACCGCGCCCAGCAGCGCCCGCTCTGCGCCTAGATCGGCTAGCGCCGCCGCCGCGTCCTGGCCGCTCCCGTTGTGCCCGTTGTGCGCGCGCCACTCAGTCGGCATGGGACACCGCCGTACACGCTAGGTGGGGCCGCGTGTCGCAGCGCGGGCAGATCACGTCGCGGCCACGGAAGCGGTGCAGCGTCGTCGCCGTCGCCCCCGTGTCGCCGGCCGGGGGGAGGGGCGCGGACCATGCCCGGATACGCCCGGTCACGCCGCGTTCGCGCAGGCTCTCGCCGCGCAGGACGTGCAACCGGTAGACGCGCCGGTCGAGCAGGCGATCGCCCAGGCGCGCCCCCAGACCGTCAAGCGTGGCGTTCGTCGCTAGGACCGTCGCGGCGCCGCGCTCATAGCGCGCGTCCAGGATGTCCAGGAGTTGCCCGCTGCTCCAGTCGGTGTCGCCCTGCGCGCCCAGGTCGTCCACCAGCAATACCGGTACGTCCACGAACTCACGCAGGCGCGCCGTGCTGGCGTGGGCGTCGATGCCGTCGCGCAGGTAGCGCACGAGGCCCGACGCCGTGACGTAGCGCGGCTGGACGCGCGTGTCGGGGTGATCGCACAGCGCCAGCGCCAGCGCCCGCAGCAGCGAGCTTTTGCCCGTTCCATGGTCGCCCAACAGGGCCACGCTGCCCGTCGCCGCGCGCGCCACGTCGGCGCAGATGAGATAGGCGCGCTGCTGCGCAGCGTTGGACAGCAGCGCGCGGGCCGCCTCCACGCGTGGCGTCAGCCACCCGCGCGTGTCGGCCGTCCCTACCAGTGCGCCCAGGGAGTCACGCACAAGGACATGGCGGCGGATCGGCCCCGCCGCGCAGGCGCAGGGCCACCAGTGTCCGTCCGCCCCGACGACGAACCGCGCGCCGTGACAGGCGGCACACGTCGGGGTCCCAGTTAGCGCGAAAGCGCCGAGCATCGTGGGCGGTGTGAGCGGCGCGTTAGGAGACACGGCGCGCCTCCCCATTGGCGTCCTTCTCGAGCACCACCGTCCCGGTCCGTCCGCACAGCGGCGTGTCGTGCTCTTCACCCGCTGCCATGCGACAACCCTCACCGCCTCCGTTGCTGTCGTGGTCGCACCAGGTGATGACCGGGTGCGGCTCGTAGCGGAAGCCGTCGGTGCGTCCCAGGCCGCTCGTCCGCACCTTGCCGTAACCTGTTCCTCGCGGCGCCGTGGGATCGGCCGGTGTCGCCGTCTGGATAGCGCCGTCGCGAAAATCTTTGAGCCGTTTGGGGAGGATCTTGAGTAGGGAAACCGTCGTGAGCCAGCGGTTGCGGTAGACGGGTTTCCCCGTCGCGCGGTCGGTCCACCCCTCGTCGTAGACCGCCCGCATGAGGGCCAGGGCCTCGTCCGTGTCCGCGCAGAGACGGGCCAGGCGCTCAGCGTCCTCGTTGCGGTAAGCGCGTTCGCGTTGGGACAGGCTCTCCCATGTCTCGGCCGTGAACTCAGCGAAGTACCGCGTCTTAATCGCCTCACGCCGCGCCCAGATCGCGGGGTCCGACTCTTTGAGTGAGGGCGTGCGATCCTTTTTCTCGGCGGTGGGCGTGGTCTGGGGCGGGACAAGCGTGGGCCGGGAGACAGCAGGCGTCACGGACGTTACGGGCATCGTGGCGTCCCACTCCGGCAGGTCGTCAAGATCAAGATCACCAGGTAAAGGCTGAGGCGCGGGGGCGGCGCTAGCCGCCGATGGCGCGCTAGCGCGCCCCGTCTCGTTTGTATCTACTGCTGTATCTACTGCTGTATCTACTGTCTCCTTATATGGAAATTGCAGATTCTGCAAGACCCTCTTGCGCCGTTTGCAAGACCCTCTTGCAGAATCTGCAAGAGGTTTGGGGTCTTGCAGATTCTGCAAGACGTACTGGCGCTCCATGACCGTCTGCCGACGATTGATGATATACTCGCTCGGCTTGCCCTCTTTGCGCCGATCCACGATAGTGATGAGTCCGTTGTTTTCAAGCTCATGCAGCATGTCGTGGATCTTGCGTTCACTCATCAAGAGCACCTTGGCGATGACACACCGCTCGGGCCAGCTTTTGCCCTTGGACCCCGCGCGACAACGAATATAGCCGTAGACCGTGCGCGCATCCGAGGTCAGACGCAGCACATACATCCAGTCGTAGTTTTTCGAGTAGCGGTCCTCTTCGGCGTCGTCCTCAAAGGCGACACGGCCACCGTTTGCGTCGTAGAGATCAGGTTCATTGCCCGTGAACAGGGCGGCTATTTCAGCAGGGGTCATGCTGTCACCCGTGGCCGATAGTTGATGATCGTCGTGTCATGGTCCTTGACCCAGAAGATCCGTGCGTCCTCTCGGTAACGCTTGCAGTCGGCGCTATCGTCGCACTCATCGGGCACGAGTTCGTGTCCTAGGGGAATCAAAATCGACACCTCTCCTAGCTCACGGCCACACTTATGGCAGAGAGCGACAGCGACGAACTCATCATCCGTCGGGCGATAGAACCGTGAGCCTTCCACATCGGGTACGGTCAGTACTTCACCGATATTCATCATCGTGTCCTGTCACTCAATGAGCGCGCCGCCGCCGTGTAGTCGCCGCCGTGCTCAAGGAGGGCATAGGCGGCGAAGGGCGTGTAGCTGCGCTCGGCCTCAAACGGGAAGGCGGCCGTGCTGAACATGCGGAAGATATTGAGGCCCTGGTAGCCGGTCGTGGCGTGGTGCCCCGCGTGTGGGTCCGCCCCCGGCTTGGCCCAGTACGTCTCAGCCCCGATCACGCGCGTCGGCTGCCACCCGTGCGGACCCAGGACCGCGCTCCAGTCGGCCTCCGCGTTGAAGCGGTCGCCTGGACGGTCCCCGTCCCCGTCAATCTGTAGATGCGGCAGGATGACGGTGGGCGCGGGCGGGTCGTACTCGTTGAACGTCCACGCCGCCTCGATCAGGGCGAGACGCGAGGCGATGGATAAGAGCGGGGGGTGGGCGAGGTCGCCTTGCGTGAGCGCGTACACGCCGCCGTTGGCGTGGCACCCGGCCGGGGAGCCGGGGCAGGTCACGAGGCCCTTCTCGCCGCGCGTCTCGATTAGGATCTTGAGCGCGGGCTTGCCGTTGTCGGTCGTGATGGGGCGGCGGGCCAGCGGCTTGCTGCCCATGGGGATATCAATGTGCCGATAGTGGAAGTGCGCCCCGCCGCGCGGCGACCGCACCTCGACGAGCTTCTCCACGAGCCCCGGCCGCAGCTGCTCTAGCGTGTCCTTGTATGGCTGCACGAGGTCGGCGCTGTCGATGTCGATAACCTCCATGTTGCGACTGACGGCGCCGCAGATGGCCGCGATGCCGGCCGGGCGCGCGTACCACCGTTCTAATTCGTCCTCGGTCGGCAATCGGCCCTGATAGGTTGTCCACTCGGGGACGGCTGGCCCCTTCGTGCCGTCAACGCGGATAGGGATAAGGCTGACGCCGCCCGCCACCATGGCTCGCGCGACCTCCAAGGTGGCGACGCTGGAGCGGGTTGTGGTGGACGTGGTCATGGCCGTGCCCTCCGTCCTCGCCCCCGCGCCCAGCCCCGCGCCCATTGTTGGGCCGCCAGGTCAAGCACGCGGGCCGCGTAGACGAGGCGCAGGCTGAGGGCGTCCCATAGCCCGATCAGCCGCAGCGCGCGGGCGTCGGCGATGTCGGCGCGCACGACGCGGAGGGCCTGCGCGGTCTCGGCCGCCACGAGGCGCGCGGCGATCTTATCACCGATCGTGGCTGTGGGCGCGTCCCACGTCTGTTGCAACAGCGGATGGATACGCGGGACCGTCATTGTCCCGCCTCGCGCGCCGCCTGCTCGACGCCGATCGCATCGTCGATGCGCATGCCCCCAAGCAGCGCCGCAACGCTCGTCTCCGGGGTCAGGCGGCCCGTGTCGATGGCCGTGAACACCGCGTCCACGAAAGCGTCCGTGGACGCCACACGCGGCCGTGTCGCGGCGATGGGTGGATGGAAGGGATGCTCGTAGCCGTTCGCGATGAGGTGCGTGTAGCGACGTGTCATGATCGCACCGCACCTGTACCGCGGCCCGTCGTCGTCTCCGTGTGTTGCGTTACCATGAAATAGATCCTTTCCAAAAAAGGTGAGCGTGCCCCAGCGAGGCCGTGATCGTTGCTTGGGATGGGTTGGGCGGCCCGGTCGCGCTCGTCTGTGGAAGGGGGAACGCGCCGGGCCGTCGTTGCGTGGTCGGCCGTAGAGGTGGCCGATTCTTGTTGCTATGTGGTATTATTCATGTAGGTATTCCTTTCGGCCCGCGCTCGTGCTTCCCCAAGCAGCGCGGGCCTTTTGCATGCCCAGAGAACACGGCAGAGTCTAGCGCACATATCCTCTAACTCAGTATACCACTCGCGCCCTGTCTCAGGTCGGTATAATGGGGTAGGATGAGAGCGTTTAAGCGTGAGAGTGATAGAGATGTTGTTGGTGGAAGAACGAACCGACGAGATAACCGTCGATGAGGCGGCGCAACTCCTGAACATCAGTCGGGCAACCGTCCTCCGGCGCATTGAGCAAGGGCGGCTGACGCCCATCAATGAAATGAACCCGGCGCTTGATCGGCCGCGACGCATCATCCTTCGTCGCGCCGAGGTAGAACGCCTGGCGAGGACAAAGCAAGACGACTCCGCCGAGTAGCTCGCGCTCCGCCAGCCGCGCCGTACGGGACAGGGGCGGGTAGAGATGGCGGGGCGCGTCATGCCCACGCCTCGGCCGGCTGCCACTCACGCGATCCGCCGTGCCGCCGACGCGTCCGCAGCACATCCTCCACGACGTGTCCGATGGCGCGCTCCACGTTGTCGCAGGGGAAGGTCGTCTCCCAGATGGCGTCGTCGTCCATATCCCAACTGTTCTCGCCCTTGCCCGGTATGGGCAACGGCTTGTCGGGCGTGACGTTGGCGCGTGTAATGACGAGGGCGCGCGGCCAGCGCGGACGCTTCCATGTCGCGCGCGTGAACGTCACGGTCGCGGGTTGCACGCCCTCCGGCAGGGGGATACCGATGCGCTGCTCAGAAAGCGTGTCACTGCTGTAGACAAGGTGGCCGAGGAACGTATCGAGGGGATGCCAAGCGCCGTGACGCCAGCGGGGCACGTCGCGCGACCACCCGCTATCGTCGCGCCACAGGTTCCACCACACGCCGCCGTCGAAAAAGCGCAGGCTGGTGTCGATGTCCCCAATGTAGTGCCCGTCCTTATCCTTGCGCCCATGCCAGCAACGCGGAAAGACGCCTTCCACCGACAGCCACAAAGAGGCGAGGCCCACGCCGACGTGCAGTGCCACGTCCTCCTCGAAGTCGTTGCCGATCATGAGACTGACGCCGACGTGGCGACAGGGGATCTTCCACGAGGCGTGCAGGCCACTGCCCTTGTTGTGGCCGCTCTTGTCCCACCACGTCCACCAGCAGCGTCCATGCCGCCACAGGGGGCCGGTGATCTCCTCTCGATGCGTGCCCGGTATCGCCTTCTCGTTCAGGTTTTGACTGTGGTAGTGCCACCCCATGCGTCCCCTCCCTATGCGGTCGTCTCATCGTTGCGCGGGTTATGCTCGGCCACACTCTCGGCCGGCTGTCCGCGCGTCACACCTAGATCCCTTGCCTTGATTTTGACCATGCGGCCGTCCGAGTGATGCCACACCGCGTTTACCTTTCAAGGGCGGGAGCCCAGGGGCTTGAGCCCTAGGAGGAGGCCCCCACGCTGTAGCAGGCTTTGGCCCTGTTTTTGGTATAATAAGGGTGCGCGTCAAGGCACACCTTCGGGTGAAACGGTTTAAGCGCACGGGCGAGAGGAGCATTCCTCACAACCCTTTTGTTGGGGTAACCCCCAACGGGCCGGTCCAGAGCAGCGTAAGCCGATCCTCGTGGTTGGCGACTGGACATCACATCACCCGGCCCCATCCCGAGAGGGATGCTCTCCGATTCGTCGGAGGGGAAGCCCGAAAGTTGTCCAACGGGGCTGGTGAGTGAGGGCAAGCCCACCCGCGTCCAGCGGTGGGTAGGTGACACAATCCCCTCGATGTCGTGCCCCGCTAGATACGCCGTAAGGCCCGCGTAGTCGCGTGGCGCGTCATGCAAGGCGGCGCTGCCGTGCGGGATGAGGATGTGCCGCTCAAGGCGCTCGGGGTTGCCCTGTACCTTTGGCCCGCACAACTCATATGTCCCATCGACGGGGGTACAGTCGAGCAACGTTTCGGCCGAGGGGCGATAGTGCGCGAACGCCTCCCGATGCCAGCGATCCTCCGGCGCGTCCCCCACGGGTAGCCATCCCGGCCAATGTCCGGTCACGGGGTCGGCCGCGTCCTCGGCGGGCTCGAAGCCCGCTGGCGGCGTCTTGCCGTGCTTGGCGTCGTACCGCTTGTAGAGGCGTCTGTCGCGCACGAGACAGCATGTGCCGTCGTGCTTGACCGTTGCGCTGCCCTGACCGTGAGTGACCCACGCGGCGCCGGGGGTGATCTCGTCGCGCACGAGGCGCGCGTCCGTCTCGTAGTCGCGCTGGAAGAGACTGATAATCTTCTTCACACTAGCCCTCGTCGCCCGCGTCACCGATGTGGACGGTCACGAGAGCCGGGTTGGCGACCTCATGCAGGTCAAGGACGTAGCGCGCCGCGTTTACGGCGTAGCCCCACTGGAAGCCGCTAATACCACTACAGGCCCGTGCGTAGCCCTCCGGGTCCACCTCTTTCAACAGGCCGCTCCATCCCTTGCACGTCACGATGATGTTGTCGGGCGTCGAGTTCTTCATGTCCAGTTCCATCTCGACGGGGTGGGTTGCGATGTCGGGATGGGCCCGCAGCGTCGTCAGGATGAACCGCGCCATCCCCAGCGCCGCGTCGTCATAGGTCTCCGGGGGATAGGGCGCGGCCATGATGCGCGTCTCCATCGCCTCCCGGCTCATGCCCTCGTCCTCGCTCGGCGCGGGCTCGCCGCCCAGGATCGTTCCTAACGCGCGCTCGGGCGTGATGCCCTGCTGTGCTCCGTCGCTCATGCGTGTGCTCCTTCGTGCCGCTAAACGGTTGTCGGTAGTGATAGAGGTCGTCACGCGGCCAGATCCACCGCAGCGATGCGTCGGCCGACCCAGGCGAACACGGGCACGGCCGCACCATTGCCGACCATCTTGTAGCGGGTGCTGTCGCTCTTTATAATGTCGTCCGTCATTCCTAGATATGATGTAAAATGCATTAGGAGGGAATGAGCATGGACGTTATATCGTGCGCGTGCGGGTGTGGCGCGGTGATTTCCGCGTTTGACGCTATAGGTCGGCCGCGAAAGTGGCTTCACGGGCACCAGGGCAGACACCAGAAACCCCCCGTGCCGTTGGTTGAATGTGCGTGCGGATGCGGCTGTACGCGCCCTATCTTGGATGCTAAAGGGCGACCGGCGCGCTACATCGCGGGACATCAGCAGCGGCGTAAAACTGAGGTCCAAAAGCGAGCGTCCGTGCATGCGCTGAACAAGGTTCGGCCCGCGACCCCCTGGAATAAGGGCCGGTCGTACACCATAGCGGCGCGCTCCGAGTATGCAAACAGGAGTGCATGGATGATGGCTCTTAGACGCGCTTATGGTGAGTCCTGTATGCGCTGTGGATGGAACGAGGCGTCGTGTGATGGGCACCATATCACCCCCCGGCGCAAGGGAGGCAAGCATCTTCTGAGCAACGGAATTATCCTTTGCCCTAACTGCCATCGGCTTGTCGAGACAGGGCGTATCCTGGCCGACGATCTTATAGCTATACGGGAGCGGGCTATTCGGTTGAATCCTGCCGTCTAATTGGATTGATGTGTTCATCGTCGCGCCATCCGCGCCGCCACGTCTGCCGCAACCACCGCGTCGAGCCGCGCGCCCGCCGCCAGCAGCGCCCGCGTCGCGCGCCCCGTCGCGTCTTTCTCGGCCGCCAGAGCCCGTTCGTACATCTTGCGATCCCGGCGCGGCAGGTCGGGCCGCGCGATCAGCCGGTAGCGCAGATTGTTGTACGCCTGGGCGTGGCGCAGGGCATCGGCCCGGTGCAGGTCTACCTCCACCTCCAGCGCCGCCAGGTCAATGCGTGTGCTGCTCATCGCGTTACCTCTCCCCTGTTCAATGCCGTCGCCCTCTTGACGGCCACCTCAAGCGACGTGGCGGCGCGGCCGTTCGTGATACCGGTGTAGTCGTTCACAAGGTCGGGGACGCACTCGGGGCCGTAGTACCACAGACCTCCGGCGTGCGCGACGCCGTAGACCACGCGCCCCGCCGCCTCGGCCGTGACGACGCTCTCCTCCCAGGCCACCAACAGCGCCTCCAGCGCCATGTCCAGGCCGATGGGGTCTGTCGTGTCGCCGCGCTCCTCGGTTGTCCGTGTGGTCATCGTGCGGCCCTCCTCGTGTCGTGCGCGGCGTGGTCACGATAAAACAGGGCGTCCTCGGCGTCGCGGGTCGTCGTCAGTTCGAGTAAGAGGTCCAGCCGCCGCCGGCCGAACTGCGCGGCCCAGCGCCGCCGCAACCCTTGCCGCATGAGGGTCCAACCCCACGGGGCAAGGTCGGTCGCCAGTTGCTCCGTCAGGCCGTCCAGGGCCATCGCGTTCGCCGTGATGTACTGCTCCAGTTCGCTCAGATCGGCCTCGATGTGCCGGATCGGTCGCATTCCACTCATCTCCCGCATCTCTACACCCCCATTGCGTGCGCAACGATCTTGATAACGATGCAGATAGCCACCAACGCGAGGTAGACGGCACACCCAACCAGCAGACCCCGCGCGGCCCCGGCCGTCTGCTCTTCCATCTCTGCGGAGGGGATGGCGTCGTCGTAGGCGGGGATCGCCCGCAGCTCCTCATCGGCCGCGCGCAACTCACGCACGACCGCGAGGATGGTCGGGTGCGGCCCCCGCTGCTCCGGTGGGGGCGGGGGCGCGTCATTCGCTGGCCCCGCGTGCCGTGTGTACGTCAGGATCTTGTCCATTACAACTTCCCCTTTAGGCCCGTCGTTACGCGCGACGACTGGCGGCGGCTCTTCTCGTCCAGCACGAAGCGCAGGGCGCGCTGGCGCTCGCTTTCCAGCGCCGGCAGCATCCGGTCGTAGAAGCGGGCGCGGCGCGCGTCCCGGTCCCGCAGCGCGTCGTTCACGCGGCAGGCGATGTCCTCCCCCGCCTGGGCGAAGGCGGCGGCACGCGTCTCGTGGTCGCCGCACGGCGTCATCAGGACGGCCGTGGCGGGGCGTGTGCGGTCGGCCGGGACGATGAGCGTGATCGTGAGCACACGCACACCGTGGCCCTCTCTGACGCCCTGCGGGTCACGCACGGCGACGGGCAACGTGAGCGTGCCGCTGTCGCCCTTGGCCGTGCGGTCCACCGTGGCGCGCAGGGCCTCAAGGGGGATCGCGCCCGCCGTCACGGCGGGTTCAACGTCCTCGTAGGTGTAGCCGTCGTAGGATTGGAGCATCAGCGGATGACCTCAACAGCAACCGCTTGCAGGCGTGTCCGATAGACACCGCGCAGCGTGCCCGCTTCTGACTCACTAATGAGATTTTGTGCGCGCGCCTTCCCGATATCCGCGCCGACCGCCTTGACATCCTTTTCGTCGTGCGCGCCCTCCAGACGGCCACCGAGCGCCAGCGCGACCTCGCTCATGTCGGCGGGGTTCACAGCTGGCCGTGCGGCCAGCTGTGATGGGCGTGTGTCGCGCTCGGGCGCGGCGGGTGGCCGCGCATCCCGTTGCGGGGCGGCGCCAGACGCCCGCTGCGGTTGCCCCGCCGTCTTGTGCAGCACGCTTTGCTTGTCGTACAGCGTGTTCCCGAACTGATCGCCCAGGCAGCGTAGCGCCCGCTTCATGGCGTCGGTCACGGCCCCCTTGACGGCCGTTTCGTGGCTCTCGGGTTTGTCGGCCGCGCCCGCCACGATCCCGAAGCCAACGTCCTCGTGTTGCGTCAAGAGCGCGCCCGCCGCGTCGTGGACGCGTACCATGACAATGGCGAGGTAGGAGCGCACATCGGGGTTATAGTCCAGGCGTGTGATCGTGTGGCTCCAGCCATCATGCCCCAAAATGGTGTTGGCCTGGGCGATCGCTTCCCATCCCTCTAGGTAGGATAGGGAGCGGCCGGACTGTTGCCGCTGGCTGACCATATCAGGCTCCAGGGGCGCGTTCAGCAGCGCGCGTTGCTCGTCGGTGAACGCCATCACGCCACCCGCCCTAACCGGTGCGCCGCAATCTCGCCCGCGTCGACCAACGCCACCACGGCCGCGTGCGCCTCGTCACGTTCCGGGGCGCCGTCCCAGTAGTAGGCGTAGGCGCTGCCCGCCGCGAACGCGGGCGACGTGGCGAGGCCCGTCCCGCTGTCCAGCGTCGCGCGCATGTGCAGGACGACGACACCTTGTGCGTCGAAAAACGTTAGGTCGTCGGGCGCGCCGGAATAGACGCAACTGGCGAGGTCGCCCGAGCGGTGATGCGCCGTCGTGACGACAAAGCGGTCGGGGCCGTCCAGCACGGTGACGATGGCCGCGCCCGCGGTATAGGTGTCGCTGATCATGCCGCCACCTTTGTCCCCATCATCGTCATCGTCCTCGCCTCGTTCGTCGGCATCCCGCGCTTCCCACCGTTCATGGCCTCACGCACGCGCCGCAACTCCTCAATGCCCACGTGATCGGTCACGTCGGCCGACATCGCCGTTCGGCCCTGCGGCGTGTGCAGCACCATCTTGTCGCCCGCGCGCTTGATAAAATAGTCAGTACGCATCAGAACGCTCCCTGTAAGCGGCACACGCCGCACTGGCCGTGATAGAGGGTAGGGACCGTCTTGCCGCACGAGGGACACGTCACACTGATCGAGAGAGTCTTGACGTGCGCATTGCGTCGTGGCGAAGGCCCGTTTGGCGAACTCGGCACGTCAATATCAACATCGCCACCAACCGCCGCATACGATGGCGTTGCGGCTGGATATTTATCGGCCTCAATGATTTTGCCGCCGATAAGCACAACCGGCGCGGTGTTCGGCAGTCGCTCGATGAGCGCGTCCAGCGTTGGGTCGCGTGTGTCACGCAGCGTGATCTCATAGTCGCGCGCATAGAGCATGTGCGTATCAACGCACAGCGGGTCGGTGGGGGGAAAGATGGAGCGCACCATCACGAAATAGAGGCAGGTGCAGGTCAGTTCCTCTAAATCGACCGTGTGGGGACCCTCCTTGGGGTCACTGCTCTCGACATAGAACATGCGGCGTCGGCCGGGGATAGCCTCCACCGTTCTGTGCGCATACGGTGGCCACGCGGGGCGCACCGTCGTCGTGCGGGGCGGTTTCGGAGCGGCGTCACCTGGCGTCACTTGCGTCGGGATAGGGGTATCGTGTACCATAGCCATTGGGGTAGACCTCTGTGTCTAATCAGGCGGCTGAGTCGGTGAGCGACTCAGCCGCCTTTTGCGTGTCCGCCGATCGGCGGGAACGGGAGGTACCGCGCTTGGTCTGCGTGGGGAGACGGACCTGGCCCGCGACAAAGAGTTTGCCACGCGTCCAGGAACGACCGGTGTGCTTGGCCAAAAACGCCACGATCGCGTCGGCGTCCTCGTGCGAAAACGTGGCCCCGCGATCGCGCTTGTTCCGCAGCGTGCGGGGATCCAACCCCGTCTCGCGCTCGACGACGCTGGGCCGATAGGTGTACAACGCGGTAAAGACGGGCGCCGCCCCAAATAGGGCCGCCAGGTCGCCGTCCTGTCCCGCGAGAGAGTCTGTCATCGCGTCGTCCTCCTTTGTCTCGACACGCTCACCGGACACCGCCCGCGTCCGTATGCTCATCGTACTATATGTTCGGTCGCAAGTCAATACCATCTTTAGGGTGCTCACTAGCCAAAAAGGGGGATGTCAACGTGCCTAAAAGGGGGTAAATGTGGATAGGGGCGCCCAAATAGAGGTGAACGCGTGACAAATGGGAGATGAACGCTGTACGCTAGCCGATGGAGGGGGTGTCTGGCGAACGCACGCTATGTCTGGCGAACGACAGAGGCGAGAGGGGCGACGGACGTGCGCTGCTAGCGATGCGCATGAACAGTGGAGGAGAGAGGGGGACATATGGGAGGACAGGAGCGGAGACGCAGGGGTAGGCCCGTCGGTGAGCGCGACACGAACAAGCCAATAGACTGGCAACTGCTCAATGACGCCATCACGGAGCATCTGGCCGCGCACGATATGCCCGAGACCAAGCTGTCGACAAAAGCGAAGATCGGTAAGAGCACCATCGGAACATGGTTGACGGGGAAGTCGCGGCCGAGCATCCCCAGCATTGAGAAAGTCGCGGCGGTCATGGGCGCTGACCCCGCGCACTTGCGCGCGCTCGCGAACCGCACGGCCGCGCCGCCCGCGCCACGGGAGGATCTCACGCCGCGCACCGCGACCGAGCGCGCGCTCATGACGCGCTTCCGCGCGCTGAGCAAAGACACGCAACTGCTGTTCCTGCGTGGGGTGGAGATTCAAGAGAGGATGGAGCGCCTGGCGCTCACGGGACAGGCCGCCGAGGAAATGCCCGCCGAGGGGCCGGGCGTCGAGGAGGATACCGGCGTCGAACGCGCCAACGACGCGTAGGATGCGCGACGAGCGGGGCTGGCGCTCGCCATCGACAAGGGACAGGGGACAAGAAACGCGGGTCGGCCGATCAGGGCGTGGCGTAGAGAGCGCGCGCCGCGGCGGACAGATCGGCGTCGTCAGGATGGACCGTGTACGGACGGCAGACCATCGGGTCGAGTCCGGCCGCGCGCACGCGCGCGTTGATCTCATGCCAGCGCCGAATCTGGTCGGGCCGCGCCAGGCCGTCGCTCTCCGCGATGGCGATGATCTCGCACCACCGCCGCCGATCATCACGGTCGAGCGCCGCCGCGTCGGGGCCGTCCAGCGCCGCCTCAAGCAACGCGTCGGCGACGGCCGGACGCCCCCGCACCAGCGTCGTCAGACGGCGTAGCAGGTTCAGGTGATCCGTGTCGGCCACGTCGGGCGCCTGGTCGTCCGCGCGTCGGCGCGGATTCCGTAGCGCGTCATCCGGCGACACACTCCCGCCAATCGGGGGCACGGCGCCCCCTGGTCTCGTCAGCATTGGGGCCACCTCCCGCGCGGGCCGTCCGCCTCGCGCGCACTAGAACAAGCGTACTATCAACCAACCGTATCAAGCGGGACGCCCAACGTCAACTAAAGGTCCTCATCGAGGAGCAACCAGCTATTACCTTTCACGCGTAGAGCTTCTTTGTGAAGGCGGCTCACCAGTTCCCGCCAGTCCTTTTTCGGCAACAAGCGCGTTTCCTCGATGATCTTCCATACAAAACGTTGGTAGTGCTGGCGGTAGCTTTTCTCCGAATTGTGTTGTAGTTCGGTGATCGGTCGGTACGATCCGTCGGACTTGACGACAACGCGCTGACCGCACGTAGGACAACCGGTAATGAGCGGAGGATGTTGAGATACCGAGTCAATGGGCTGCACATCAACACCTGTGGCGGACATCTCCCAGTCATTTTGCATTGCTCTATCCTTCGCTACCAGCCTAAGCGCGGGGACAACTCCAGAAGAGGCAGGGCCAGAGCCTCTTGCGACGCACTATACCAAACATGCCGCCATCTGTAACTCGCGTTCGTCCCACAAACGCTACCGTTTGGACGCTTGTGTCGTGTCACGTGTGTAGACACAAAACATGACCTATCCGGCGCTAGGTGGGGCCTCTGCCGTGGGGCGCGCACGACCGGGAGAAAGGGCGTTCGCGCCATCGTCCGGCGCGCGCGGATATCTCACAAGCATCTCACGGACGGGCGGCGAACCCGCGCGTTGTTCGGAGGGCGAACGTGTTGTTTGTTGGTTGTACCGCGCTCACCGGACACGAAAGGGGTCGGTGAGGTGAGGCCATACGGGCATGCGGGGCGGGTGCATGGAAAGACGTATTCTGTACAATACTACGCGCCGTGATCGTGTGGATCGCCCGATCGATGCGATCATGCGTCCCGGGCGCGCGCGGGATAAAGGTGTCCGCCTCCCACGAAGCCGCGTTGTTGACGACCACCTCGACCGGGCCGAGCGCCGCTTCGGCCCGGTCAAAGATCAGGGGAATGGTCGCCGGGTCCGACAAGTCAACCTCCATCGCCGCGACGCGCCCGCCGCGGTCATGGATAGACCGTACCACGTCATCGGCGGGGAGCGCCTGCCGTGCATGATAAAGAGCCTCTCCAGGCAGGCTCCCCCCTGGCGTCATGTCGTCGCTATGGGCGCCGGTAGAGTTCGTCGCGAAGAGGCGGAGATAGGCGCCGAACACAGCGGCACCTTCATCAGCGAACGCGCGGGCTAGGGCCAATACGGTTTAGATACGGAAAAAGCGATGAGATGACTCCAAACCGCTCTGTGTGGCATCCTGGGATTTACGACGATCGCACGACGCCACACCTGCAAGGAAGGAGTCATCTCATGGGATTTATAGCACGTCAGTACGACACGTCCACGCCGTTCACCGACGCACAGGCGCTGGAGGCGCTGGAG